TGCATCAGATTCTGGTCTTGTCAACGTGTATAAATATGATTCTGTATGGACAAAAGTTGGAGCTGATATCGTTGGTGGGGGAGCTTCGTATAAGTTGGGTACGTCTGTTTCTATGAAGAATACAGTGGCATCTGGACCTATCGTGGCCATAGGTATTCCGGGTAATGACCAAGGAAAGGTTCGAGTATACGAATATGATAGTGGGACAGCTTGGGCTCTTGACGGGTCAGAAATAAGTGGTAAAACGACGGGTGACGCATTCGGGACATCTGTATCTATACCAGATGACGCTTCGAGAGTAGTCGCGGGAGGACCAGAGAATAGCAGTGGTACTGGATACATCAGAATCTATGAATATAGTGTCAGTGACTGGAGTCAGATGGGTTCGGATATCAACGGTACAGCGGTTGGTGATAAATTTGGTACATCTGTGTCATTCTCCGGTGACGGGTCTCGTGTAGCCGTGGGGTCACCCGGAAATGGAAAGGGTGATATCAAGGTGTATGTGTATGAAAATAGTGTATGGACAAAACTGGGTGAGACAATCGTAGGAACCATCACAGGTGATCAGTTTGGACATTCGGTGTCTTTATCGACAAACGGTTTACGAGTGGGTGTGGGTCCAGATGTAACTACAGGTGATACGAGAGGGTATGCATCCGTGTACGCTCTTCAAACGAGTGAAGAAGAAAAGTTCTTTATGCATAATAGATTTAACTTTTCATCGAGTGATAATTTTGACGAAAATACAACATTCTTCAACCCCATATTAGAGAGTGCACAGTTTTTCATATACGGAAATAAACTCCCTAACATTTCAAATACAAATCACAACTACTTTAAATATTTGGTACCTCACAGAAATCGATTGGCGCGACCAATCAGGAATATATACACGTATAGTTTCGCGATGAATCCAGTAAATGTGGAACCTTCGGGAAACTTGGACTTTAGTAGTATCGAATCGGATAAAACAGTGTTTGAGGTTAAATTAGATAAAACGAAAATAGATATTACAAAAGAAACGTATACACTTCAAATGTATTACACCGGCTATCTAACTTTCAAATTTGAAAATGGATCTATGTCAATTTCTTATTAAACAGTGAAGTCTTGTGACTGCTAATATAATCAATGATGTTGTTCTTGATACACCATTTGATGAAATTCAATTGCGCTAACGTCGTCTGAATTTCATGACCTGTCCCTGGAACGATATAAGGAAACTTCGTAGACCTACAAAATGGATCGAATAGTTTCTTACTGTACCCATCCAGACTCGACTTATATGCGCAGTGAACGGTGAACAACTTTCCATCAGTTGTCGTGTATGTTGTGTTATTTTTCTTGGCATAGTTCGTGATGAACCATTCCAAGTTTCTCAATGAAATTCCGGATGTTTTGTCTAAAATGTTTAAAAGTTTAGTTCTATTCTTCTCTTCGTTATAAAAGTTGTTAATTGATGTTAGTAGAATATCGGTTTTACTCATTATTAAACATTGTATTTATATCTCTAAATACATTTGGGCGAATACATGCTGGACAATCGGGGACGAAAAGTTTATCACTCCCATGTGTATGTGTATTTATACTCGTAAGATCTCTGTGCTTAATTTTAGAACCCTGTGCTACATGTTTCCCACAGTATCCATCGTGAAGACCCTTATGTGTACAGCGGTGGCCATTTGACTTTGTTCCTTTACACACCGATCCAGTATAATTTTCTGGCACGTCTCTCAATAATAGATCGAGAGGTATACCATGTTTCTTTGAAATGATTTCGGCATAATCACTTATGATTTCATTGACTCGCATTTTCAATTCTTCATCAAACACCGTGATAAGTTTATCATAGGAACTCATTGCTTACTTCTATCTTGATCGTATTTTTTAAATAGATCTTCAACAGAATTCTGTTTTTCGGCGTTGTTTTTTAACCTCGATTTCAAATCGGTTATTTTTCCCGATGTATCTAGGTTTCTCTTTTTACACTCTTCCACGAGTTGTTCCTTTTTCATGCCACTAAACCCGGGTTCTTTTTTCTTTTTAGGTGGTGCATGTTGAGTGATGATTTCACCGAATATTTCCTCCTTGGTGTTTGTAAATAATGGATCTAGTAAATCGCACACAGGATTCAGGAATTTATTGACAAAGTAATAGTGATAATCTACGGGTACACCATTTTCTTCGACGTATTTCGGATCTTCAGATTTTTCAAATGCACGAGCCTTTGGATCACCAGTTTTTGTGAGTAGATACGGTACCCTATCACCCGATTGTGGCTCTGATCCAGGTTTCCTATCACGCATCTTATTGACAACCTGAACATGTGCTTGATTGATGTATATACTATCGGGGCTCGTTATGGATACATTTTGCCCCTTCACCTTATACGAATCCGAAAGAGATTGACTCAATATCAGCTTATCATTATGTATGTCACCAGACAATAGTTCTATGGCGCGTTCTCTCGCGAGTTCAAGTGGTGGACCAGGGTCACTCGAGGTGAGAACTACATCTAAAAGCTCCTTACAAACCTCTCGAACATGAGGTGTATTGTCTCTGCGAACAACCTGAAGCCCCTTGATATCTATGTAATCCATGTGCATATTTCCATCCTTACCCTGCGTCCAAAGTTTCGCAGCGTACCTCTTCTTCGAGTACAAGAAATATGGCCAATAGACCTTCTCAAGTTCTAGGTTATTAGGCTTCTTGAAGAGGGCGCTACACTCAGTTGCCGCCCTTTCACCAATCTCCCAGCTGTATTTTACCGCATCTTCACCCGTCCTATCACCCACATCAAACTCAACCATCACAGAATCCGTGTCACCGTACCTCACCTTCGCACCCGGAAAGTTCTTTTCAACATATGTCTTTGTCTCTTCGATCATCTCACGCCCTCTACATGTCGTAGTAGATGCGATGGGAACACATGGAAGAATACCTTTACCCGCACCAGTAAATCCATACACCGAGTTCATACTGATTTTGTATGCCAACTGCTTACCGTTATAGACTTCTTTCATCGCACCCGTCGCGGCCGCCATATCTTTCTTCGCCTTTTTACGAAATTGCTTGAGCTCCAATAGAATGGCTGGTAAAAGACTCGGAACATTCTGTGCAAATTTATACGTTCTGTTACCAATGTTAAACGTCTCGTATGTGACACCGGGAACATTCCCATAGTCTTTTTCGTTCATAACATATGAAGAGTAACATAGATTATGGGCCATCATGATACTCGGATACAGCGCTTCAAAATCCAGGGCTGTGATGGGTGTATAATAGGCTCCCTTTTGAGCGTCAAGTACAGTTGCACCTTCGTAGGGTTCTTCGGGTATAGCACCCCATCGAATCGTCGGTACCATAAATCCTAGTTCTCGAGCCTTTTTAGTCAACTGACTAAAAACCTTAATCTGCTGCCCACGCTCTACGAGGAAACATAGGGGTACCCATGTCGCCTTAGCCATCTCTAGGAGATTGAGTAAGATACACATCTTCTTCATGAGTTTATGTGGGAGGAGTGTATCCTTAATACAATAGTCTGCGACTTCGCCAAGCTTTTTTGGATCTTCTTCTATAAATCGAGCAAACATTTCTTTTGGTGGCATGTCAATCTTTTGATCTCCGAGGTACAATTTAGACACATTATTTAGACTATACGAATCAAGTTTATACCCCTTCTTCACTTCATGGAATAAATCGAAAACAAACCGACCGGACATTGGAAGGAGTTTCAATGTATTATCACCTAAAGCACTCGAACTCAATTTTTTAATTGAAATATCACAAATCTGATCCTTCAATTTTCCAAGTCTGAAAAAATCGGGGTTACATCCGAGTAAGTGTGCCCGTGTGTGAATATAGTTGAAATCGAAACCGAAGACGTTCCACCCCGTGATGATATCAATGTCCTTTTTTTGCATGTATTTTTGAAAAGCTTCGAGCATTTCCCTCTCTGTATCAAAACTCACAACATCATCACCTTCGGTTTTTTTGTAACATAGACAAACCTTCTCATACGGTTCATCTTCACCAAATTTACAAAGTGAAACCGCAATCTGAAAACACGCATCATCCATGATGGTTGGATCAGGGAATTTACCAGTGGAACTATTACATTCAATATCAAATGATGCGACCACAAATGGGGCGATATCATCTCTCTCCACGGGTTTGAGTGTATTCCATTTATTGCAAAATAAATCAATATCTACATTCGCGAGATGTGAACGAATACATTGATCACCTGTGTCAAGCCAACCGGTCGATTGAATACCAGTTCTATGCATCAGGCGAAGTACGGGATCTAGGTTTGATTCATACACTTTCAATTTTACCATCCCAGATGAAATGCTTAATGCATTTTTTAGAAAGTAATCGACCCGTCGTCTCATCGCTAAATTTACAAAATCAATTTTCATGTACGCAAACTCTTCACTATTCTGAAACCCCCAAACATCTTTAGCTTTCATGATTGAATAGGATACAAGACATTCAGGACATTTTCTATTTATGATATCGAATATCTCTTGTGCCGTCTTTTGTGTAGCACCCCTAGGAAACTTAACGAAAAAGTATGGGGTAAATGCAGTGGTGACACATACCGATTTACCTTCCTGAGTTTTTCCAAATATACTCACTAAATGTTCATCATCGACATCTCTGGCTTCCCAAGTCAAGGCCTGAAAAATCACCATCGCTTATGTATATCTTGAGCCAAAATTTTAATATCATTTATTAATAAATGTCAGCCGCTTTAATAGAGCTCGTGTCTGTAGGTGCCCAGGATGTATTCATCACTGGTAATCCTGAGGTTAGCTTTTTTCGTCAAAACTACAAGCGCCATACCAACTTCGCAATGAAGCCCGAGCGCATGGATTACATCGGTACCTTCGGTGCCAACAATGAGATTACCATCCCCATCCGTTCGAAGGGTGACCTCATGAGTTACATATGGATCGAGGATACTAACATCGCCAATATCCAAACCAACTCTAACGGTCTATTCTCCGCGGATGCGTCGGGTCCTACCGAATTCAGTCTGTGGATCGGTGGTCAGAAGGTGTCTCAACTCGACTCCCTTTTCATCCAAGGTGTACACAACCCCCTTCTCCGTGATTCTGCGGCGAAGGCTTCGTGTGCCATCACAACCAATAATAAGAAGGCGAACCACGGTGGTGATCACTACATGATTCCATTCTTCTTCGGTGAAGACTGGACCAAGTGTCTCCCATTAGTGGCCCTCCAATATCACGACGTGGAGATTCGCATTAAGTGCCGCGACGGTTACACACCAGCGGGTAGCCCTCAGGTTTGGGGTAACTACATTTACCTGGATACCGATGAGCGGTCCTTTTTCGTCGATAACGAACATGAGATTCTGATCACACAGACTCAACACCAATTAGCTAACAGCGGTGATACTGAGTTTGATCTCAGCTATTTCAACCACCCCGTCAAGTCCCTTCACCTCGTATCCGGTAAGGCGGCTGGAGATGACTGGGACACTGAATACACATTCGGTAAGTCTTCCCTTTACATTAACGGTGTAGCCTTGTTCGAGGATACTTCCGCGGTGTATCATCACACAGTTGTACCCGAGATGCACAGTACAGATCTCCCAGATGACATTCTCGAGGATCTTCCCACTTTCACTTGGCCTTTCTGTGTAAACCTAAGCAAGACACAGCCCACGGGGACACTAAACTTTTCCCGAATCGATAACGCTAAGCTCACTGTAACCTCACCCACAGGTGGTAACGGTCTTCATCGCGTGTATGCCGTAAATTACAATATTCTTCGTATCCAGAAGGGTATGGGTGGTGTTGCATTCGGCAACTAAGTTAAAAAGCTGTAAATATAATTTCACGTAAAATGGTTAAATCTTCCTCACGAACCCGTAAGGCGTCCAAGTTCACGATCGATCTTGGACCCGAGATCGATAGGGTCGTCAAGAAGAAAAATCTAAAAATAAAAAAACAAAGGGTCATAATTAAAGCCCTTGAACAAGAACGTGACGAACTTCGAAAACGAAAAAATGAAGATTTGAAGACGAAGAAGCAAAAAATTTTCATTTCAAGTTTGGAAAACGAAGTAAAAACTCTCACTACAAAACTTTCTCAGATGGATACCGAATTGAGACAATATAAAGTTCGTCGTGTTGGTATATCAAATAAAACAGTCACAAACGCATTCAAAAATCTACGAGATGGCAAGTCTCTCTCTAGAATGAAACCGAATACGATCTTATTGATTCAACAATCTGGGAGGTGGGATGAGGCTAGAAAGATTAGTGCACAGAGAAAGTTATGTTAAAATTTATTATATATAACAATGGACCTCTACTATTGCAAGGCTTGTAAAAGAACTTATGACGGCCATGCACAATGTTGTTTCGAGATGAATCATGTCAAAGTTTAAATCCTCACAAATACTAAATGATACCAATCGTTTTAGTTGGTGGTCTTGCTGCTCTCACAGCGTACACATATTTAGGACAGAACCTAGTGTCCTCTCAAGAAGCCAAGAGACTCATTAAGGATGGCAAGATAAAGAGGGTCATTGATGTTCGGACTGCCATCGAGTGGCGAGCCGGTCACTATCCCAGAGCCTTACATATACCCGTGGATAAGATCAATGAAAAAACAACTACGGAACTCCCGAAGAGGGGATTACTCGTCTACTGTAACACTGGACAGAGGGCCAGATTTGCAGCAGAGAAATTAGAAAATCTAGGTTTTAAAGATGTTTATTATATTGCCGGACTTTACACGAGCTTACTTTAGATGACAATAGTCTCTCGAGGCGTTCCTTCTCTCTTCTCATAAAAATTGTAAGTTCCATAACTTCTCCAGTGAGTTTCACTTTCCCAGCTTGGCGCATCCACATTACATGTTCAACCCTAGTGAGATCAACGCATGACATCTTAGTCGCGGGTGCTTGACTATGATGTACCGCTAGGACCATCGCATCCTTTTTAGTCTCCTTTGGAAGTTGTTCCCCTTCATGACATACAACGACATGCGCCCCCGAACATCCAGCTACGTGCATCCACCAATACCGTGGACTACTCGAGACTGTAAGTTCGTCGTTTTCTTTTGCATTCTGACCCACCTGTATAATGGTACCATCGAGTGATATGTACTCAAGCATAACTATTCTTATATTTTTTTCCTTATATTCTATTAATGCACGTCGTATTACAACCCAGTCCTTCGATTACCCATAAATATAGGGTCACCTTACCAAATAAACGGAGTATTGATTTTGGTGAGAAGGGTTTTCAGCACTACCCAGACCACGGTAATCCGAGACTTATGCGTGCACAACTTCTTAGGAAAGGTGCTATCATTCCTAAGGAGCTGCGAATAGAGACGAATCCGTATGAGATACAGAAAGAAATGTTGAAAATTAGGGAAAGTTCTAAAGAGGATTGGGAAGATTTCTTCCGGGCCGAATATTGGGAGAGGTGGATACTATGGTCTTACCCGAATGTCAATAAAGCCAAATTATCTATGACTATGAGTCATGGTATACTTTTTATGCCTAGAGCCGAGGATTTATGGTTTACTGACCCGTAGATCCAAAACCATCGTCACCCCTGAGTGTCTCTTCAAGTAGACCAATTTCCTTGATCATAGGTGTATCACACCTTTCCAAAATAAGTTGAGCGATACGATCACCCTTCTTGATTTCAAAGTCTTCCGTACCATGATTAAATAGGACGACCTTGACTTCACCGGTATAATCGGGATCAATAACACCGGCACCGACATTGATACAATGCTTCACAGCTAGACCAGAACGAGGGGCTACTCGACCATATAGACCATCAGGTATGGAGAGAGCAATACCAGTCCCGACTAAAGCTCGCCCCGCTTGACACGGTACAGTCGCAGCTTCGGAGCTATATAAATCATATCCCACAGCACCATCAGACCCACGAGTAGGCAAACGAGCATCGTAACAAAGCTTCTTAACACCTAGGGGCATCTAATCATTTATACAATTAAATCCTTAAGTCTATTTGGCATACTTCTTCTTTTCATCATCCGTGAGAGCCCTCCACAACTCACCCAATTTTGCACCAATCTCGGTGAAAGTTAGATCAGGGTTCTCCTTTACCACAGTGGGTCGCATTTTCTTAACAAAGTTCATGTATGCATTGGGTTTACGCTTGGGTTTAGCTTTGTCTGTCATTATACCTATACTACATATTATTTCTTAAAGCAGGATTACGCTTGGTGTATGTGAGTGCACAAATCCCACAACTAAATATGTTTATGAAATACTGACACCCAAGAACATGGATTTTTACCAAGATGTTTTCATCAGCATAATAATTCGTCATAAACATCGTGAAAATAGTTTCATAAAACACTCGTATAACGAGATTAGACACATGATACATGAGATTTATGTATGAATGTATAGAATTTGTCCTAGGAATAATTCGTCGAAGCGTTAACAGTGTTGTATCAATTTCAACTAGTCCAGCCAAACTTATGAGTGGGGATTCTTCGGGGTACATGAGAGGTCTAAGAAGAGCTAGAAGACACACTAAATGATGAAGTATGATTAATTTTCTAAGAGTGTGTATAACTTTCGGCTGAAGAATTATCCACATGAGATCATACGACATGTATGTAGTGAGAGCATGAGTCAAAAACATGGGATACAGTGTATATCCGAACAAGACATCAGCCATACATAATGCAGAAAATGGCGCGAGAAAGAGTAACGATGCGACATCATGAATAAGAATTGATTGGTCCTTATTCATTATGTAATTATACACTATTCTTTTTAATCAAGTTGCACTCAGGGAGGTTTGAACTCCCGGCCTCAAGCTTACTAAACTTGCGCTCTACCACTGAGCTATGAGTGCGAATGCTGAGAGCGGGGTTCGAACCCGCGCGTGCATAGCACAGACGATCTTAAGTCGTCCTCCTTAGACCACTCGGACATCTCAGCATCATAGAGTCTCCCACTCTACTCCATTAACCCATCAAATCTTTAAGCATTTAGGTGGTGGTTCATATGTTAGTTTATCCTTGAGTTCTTTACGCTGTTCTTCCCTTTTCGTTTCGATCCCTATACAGTTGTGGACTTCCAAACGAAAACACTTCATACAAAAGTCACCTCCACAATACTTACAATTCATAGGAACACCACATTTCTTTCGGCAACGTTGACAAGGCATTTACTATTATTAACTTGGATAAAGATTTTAACCCCATTTAATCAAGAAATGTCTCTCACTTACGCCTTCAGTAAACCAATTCACACCGAATATGCTCACCTGAAAAAAACTCTA